GGGCCCCTCTCCAGATCGGAAGAGGGGCCCCCCTGTCTTTCCCGACTCTTCTCTCCCTGAGACCACTAGGACAGTGCCAGACTCACCTTTTAATAAACCAGATACATTGGATTTTGATGCAAAGTAATACTGAATCAAGCCAGATCAAACGAGGGGTCGGGCTAATTGGCAGCACCGAGCCTAGAATCCACACGCCTTTACTAAAATGTGCTACAAAATCCGAAGAAGTAGCACAATTAGCTGAACAAATTGGGATGCCGCTTATACCCTGGCAGCGCTGGGTGTTAGATGATCTATTGTCTGTAGATGAAAATGATATGTGGGTTAAGAAAACAGGATTAATTCTAGTTAGCAGGCAATCGGGGAAAACTCACCTAGCACGTATGCTTATATTAAGCCATCTATTCTTATGGGGTTCTAAGAATGTTCTGGGCATGTCATCTAATCGAAATATGGCATTAGATACATTTAGAAACGTTGCATACACAATAGAAGATAACCAATTCTTAAAAGATCAGGTAAGACAGATACGCCTGGCTAATGGTCAAGAATCTATCAGCTTACTTAATGGTGCTAGGTATGAGATAGCCGCAGCTACTAGAGATGCGCCACGTGGTAAAACCGCAGATTTCTTATATTTAGATGAATTACGTGAATGGTCAGAAGAAGCCTTTACAGCTGCATTACCAGTAACACGTGCAAGACCTAATTCAATGACTTTAATGACAAGTAACGCAGGTGATGGATTTAGTACAGTATTAAACGATTTAAGAGAGCGTTCATTATCCTACCCACCACAGACACTTGGCTATTATGAATGGTCAGCGCCACAGCATTGTAAAATTAATGATCGCAAAGCTTGGGCTATGGCTAATCCAGCATTAGGGTATTTAGTAACAGAAGAAACTTTAGAAGAAGCAGTAAATACAAACAGTATAGAAGCTACACGTACTGAAATGTTATGCCAGTGGGTAGATAGCACACAAAGTCCATGGGTATATGGATCTATTGAAGCATGTAGTGATAGCACGCTAGAAATCCCTGTCGGCCCACAGACTATAATGGCCTTTGATATTGCACCAACTAGAAGATCTGGCGCTTTAGTTATGGGTCAGATAAAAGATGGCAAAGTAGCTGTAGGACTTGCACAGCTTTGGCATAGTGATATTGCTATAGATGAAGTTAAGATGGCAAGTGATATAAACGAGTGGGCAAGAAAGTATCACCCACACGTAATTTGTTTTGACAAGTACGCCACGCAAACAATAGCCACAAAATTAGAACAAAGCGGATGGCGTATGCAAGATGTTAGCGGCCAAGCGTTTTACCAAGCATGTTCAGACCTGGCAGATGGCTTAGCCAATAACCGAATAGTCCATTCTGGACAGGCTGACTTAGTACAGCACCTTAATAACTGCGCTGCTAAAACAAATGATGCTGGCTGGCGCATTATTAGGCGCAAATCGGCTGGAGATGTTACAGCTGCAATATCTTTGGCTATGGTCGTATCTGAATTAACAAAGCCACAAAAAACAGCACAAATTTTTGTCTAACTTGCACCATTAGTCCGTTTTATGGTATAAAGTATGCCTATGGGTCTATTGTCTGCTTTGGGTATAAATAAAAAAACTGAAACTGTCCAAGCGCAATACGCCCCTGCCATTATGGACACAGCCTACGGCTATGGTTCATTTACAACAGGTGTTGGTAATTTCCCTGGTGGATTAGATCGTAATTTAGCAATGCAAGTACCCGCCGTTGCACGTTGCAGAAATCTTATAGCTGGTGTAGTTTCCTACTTGCCATTGAAGCTTTACAAAAAGTCAAATGGTGAGGAGTTGGGGAACCCTCTTTGGATAGAGCAGCCAGACTATCGGCAACCAAGATCCGTCACGATTTCATGGACTGTCGATAGTTTGCTTTTCTATAATTGCGCTTATTGGCGTGTTACGGAATTATACGCAGACGATTTAAGACCATCACGTTTTGAGTGGGTGGCAAATAACAGAGTTACATTTACAACAAATAAGTTCGGTACAGAAATAGAAGAATATTTTGTTGATGGCATAAAAGCGCCAATGACAGGTATTGGAAGTTTAATTACATTCCAGGGATTAAACGGCGGTGGAGTTTTACAAAACGCAGCCCGCACAATTCAAAGCGCTTTAGATTTAGAAAAAGCAGCATCTGTAGCTGCACAAACACCAATGCCATCTGGTTATATTAAAAACACTGGCGCAGATTTACCAGAGCAACAAGTATCAGGATTATTAGCACAATGGAAGCAAAGTCGCCTAAATAGATCTACAGCTTATTTAACATCTACATTGTCTTATGAAACTACAGGATTCTCACCTAAGGACATGATGTATAATGAAAGTATCCAATTTTTATCGACCCAAGTCGCCCGTGCAATGAACGTACCTGCATACATGATAAGCGCAGATATGAATAACAGCATGACTTACCAAAACATTATTGATGGTCGGAAAGAATTTGTAGCCTATTCACTACAACCATTTATTTGTGCTATTGAAGATCGTTTAAGCATGGATGACATTACTCCACGTGGCCATGTAGTTAAGTTTGCAGTAGAAGAATCATTCTTAAGAGCAGACACAATGAAGCGCTTAGAAGCACTAGAGAAAATGCTATCTCTAGGTTTAATTGATGTGGAAGAAGCTAAAGAAATGGAACAAATGACACCTAACGGAAGAGAAACAGAAGATGAAACTTACATTCAGTAGCCACATAGAAGCTGCCGATACAGAGCGCAGAGTTATCGCTGGCAAAATCGTACCTTTCGAAGAGGTAGGCAATACTTCCGTAGGTAAGGTCGTATTTGCTAAAGGCTCAATCGAAATCGGTGATCCAGGCAAGGTAAAAATGCTTATGCAGCATCGCCCAGAGAAACCAATTGGAAGAATGCAATCAAATTACAAAGAAGCGGAAGATGGCATTTACGCATCATTCAAAATTAGTAACTCCATGCAAGGACAAGATGCTTTAATACTTGCAAGCGAGCAATTAATCGATGGTTTGTCAGTAGGCGTGGATGTAAATAAGTCAATTCAGAAAAAAGATTATCTATATGTAACCAGCGCAACACTAAGAGAAGTAAGCCTGGTCGAGTCACCAGCATTCAGTGCTGCACAAGTAACTAAAGTTGCTGCTAGTGAAAACGAAGCAGAGGACACAAACCAAACAACAGAAAGCGAGGCTCCTGTGGAAGATTTAGCAACAGCGCCACAAGAAGCAAAGGCAGAGGCTGATACTCCTACAGTAGAAGCTGCTCGCCCAGTAATTACAGCACCACTAATTCAAACAAATCTACGTACGCCAATTACATCAATGGCTGCATACACAGAGCATAAGATTTTAGCTGCTCTAGGTAATGAAGATTCAAAGCTATATGTAACAGCAGCAGATTCATTCACAAATAACCCAGCATTTAATCCAACACAATACCTAACCGAGTTTGTAACTAACACTCGTTTTGGTACACCAACTATTGATGCTTGTAGTCAAGGTGTTTTGCCTGACACTGGTATGTCAATATCTGTGCCTTCATTAGTTACATCAATTGCAGGTGGTACAGGTGTAGCACCAGTAGTAACTGTAGAAGCCGAAGGTGGCGCAGTACAAAATACTGATATGGAAACTGCTTATTTGACTGGAACAGTTCAGAAGTACAGTGGCATGAATACGCTATCTGTAGAGCTATTGTCCAGAGCGGGGTATCCTGGCTTTTATGCAGAGTTAACACAACAGTTGCAAAATGCTTATTTGACAGCTATTGATACAGCTGCACTAACAGCTCTGTTAGCGGCAGGTACAAGTGCCTCTGCAGAAACAGCAGATAGCCAAGGTATTATTGATTATTCAGCTCAAGCTGCATCTGTAATTTACAAAAACACAGGTTACTTTGCACAGAATTACATCGCTAACCCAGCACAGTACCAAGCGCTATTAGGTGCTACTGATACTACTGGTCGCCCAATTTACAATGCGATTCAACCAATGAACGCAGCTGGACAAGTTGCACCATCTTCAATTCGTGGAAACGTGTTAGGACTTGATCTATACGTAGACAAGAACTTCACAGAAACTACATTCGATGATGCATCAGCTGTAATCCTTGCACCAGAAGCATTCACTGTATATCGCTCACCACAGGCATTCATGTCTGTAAACGTGGTATCGAATCTTCAAGTACAGGTGGCTATCTACGGCTTTATGGCAACAATCGCTAAAATGCCTTACGGAATCGTCAAGTACGCAAAGATCTAATAACACAATAAGTAATCTCTGGGGTTTAGTAGCCCTAGCCCCAGAGAGCTATTAGCAAAGGAGTAGTCT